GTGGCTAACATGGTCATCAGATTTGGTGACTCCCATTGGACTACTGTAATGATTAAGAATTCCCCTGTTTACTACTGGCAAGAATCTGACGGTTATTACGTCTGTATTGATGGGCGTCCCGATTTTTTCAATACCTCTACTGAAATGTATCTTTTTGCAGCCTCCGAAGGTCGCGATGTCATTCAAGTCACAGACGAGAATGACCAAGCGCTTCGGGAGTCAGGCGCTTTTAATGGTCAGGGGGATTTCTAATGTCTCGTACCCTTATTGACTACGTTTCCTTTTCTGCAACTCCTGAGCTTTTACAGCGTTGTAAGGATATGGCTAAAGAGCGCTTTATTGCTCAAATGCCTCTAAACCCTAAGACTTATCCGACTTTTACATATCAGCGTGATGAAAATCTTAAAATCATGCACTTTGCAAAAAATGTCGCTTCTGTGTTGGGTTGTGTTGAAGAAAACGACTTTGCTAACAAGGACTTATATTTTAAGTTCTTGCAAGATACTTTAGATAGGGCTGAGCTTGAGATTGCTTATAACACTTCATTTGATGAATGTTATCAGTTGCTTATCTCTAACCTTGGTATTGATATGTTAGACGTTCTCTGCCATGGCGAAGTTGAATCCTTTTTAGAGCTACTTAATCAAGAAATTAGCTATCCCGATAATGTTTGGACTTTAGAGCGTCGGGGTGGCTACTGTGGTTACACTTATTCCGCAAACCTTCTTTGTAACGGCACTCAAGCAGGTAAGGTCGCTTGGGGTGCTAAAAACTACGGTTTCTATGTCTCCTTTTCTGGCAAAGGCTGCGAAGCGGTCAACATGGTTCAACTTCATAAGGCACTCAAGCAAATGGTTGGTGCGAAGTTAACCCGTGTTGATATTGCTTTGGATGACTTGCAAGGTTCCGTTTCTATAGATGAAATTATCGAACGTTATCAGGACGGTCATTTCATAACTCAAGGCACTCCCCCTGGTTGGGGTCTTTTCATGGGTGGCTCTGGTGCTACTGCTGACGACAAAAGAAAATGCGGCCTTATTCCTGACCGTGGTCGTACTTTCTATGTAGGTGCTCGTGATAATGGCAAAGTTTTTCGCGCTTATCACAAGGGCGCACAAGTGCGCTCTGAGGAGTACCCCAATTGGAACCGTTTTGAGGTTCAAATTGGCAATCGCTTCCGTGTGATTCCTTTTGACGTTCTTATTGACCCTGACCCTTATTTCGCAGGTGCTTACCCTGCCCTTGCTTCACTCATTTCTGAGGTGGAGCCAGTACGTATTCCTACTACCAAGATTTTGCTTAACGTTACTCTGGAGAATGCTATCAAACATGCGAAAACTCAGTACGGAAAGCTTATCAATGCGCTTCGCCTTATTTATGGCGACTCACAATATATTGTCGAAACACTTACAAAGGGTCTCGATGAAAACGATATCCCCGACCGCCTCAATCATCCAGTCGGACGGGCTTTTAACTACCAACAATCTGGAGAATATTCCTATGGCTAACACTATCAGTGCAATTGTGCTCGGTTATGAGCATTCAAAAGGTATCAGCAAATCTAGCGATAAGCCTTATGACTACGCTGTCTTAAATTACCTTGGCAAAAATGACGGTTGGACTAAATCAGAAAAAGGCTCTTGCTCTCGTCTCGGTTTAGAGCAAAAGAAAATTGCTTTGTGTAATACCAATCCGACTCTATTCGCTGAGTTAGCCAAGCTTGAAGGTCAGTTTCCTATCAAGCTTGATTTGGTTCTCGATACTGACCCTAACAACATCCAAAAAAACTGGGTTGTTGATTTCAAATTACAAAAGGCTCAATAGTTTATGAGTAATTGCGTAATTGCTTACAACGGTTATTTGATGCTTGCGCCTCAAGGCTTTGATTGCACTTACGTGATTCTCACACCATCGGAGTTAGACGACCTTAAAAATACTTCGTTTGGCTCTTTAACCATCGACTCACAACTTTACTCTGATTTGACTGCATATCTTTTACTGTCATTTTTTGGTGGTCATGTTTTGGGTCGATTAGTAAAAACCATGGGGCGTCGATAGCCCTAAATCCTTAAATCAGTTGGAGATAATCCTATGAAATTTCGTAACATGGCTAAAAAATTCGGTGTTGTTGTAGCTGCTTCTGTACCTTCGTACGGTGTTTTTGCAGCGGATGATATTTCCGCTCAACTCACTGCCGCTATCACTTCCGGTCAAGCTAATTACACCATGGTTGTGGTTGGTGTAATCGGTCTTGCTGCTATTGCCTTCGGTCTTGGCCGTATCCTTGGCATCTTGAAGTAATCGTTATGGTTGCTTTTGTATCCGATGCTTTAACCGTTGTAGTGGCTGTGGCTTATTTCATGGCTTTTGCATACGGCTTTTACACGGGTGTTAACGCCTCCTAATTGGGGGCGTTTGCTCTCTTGAGGGGGCTTTATGCTGCGTTCAATCACTAATACCTTTCTTGCTTTACTTTTGTTTATTACCCTTTTTTTATCTCTTTTTCCTTTCAACGCTAATGCTGAAATTGAGTGCCAGATTGGCATCTCTTCCGGTTCTGTCAATTGGTCGGGTGAATTGTTTGGTGATAAGCCTTACACTTGCGTTCGCACTTGTCGTTATAACTTAGCTACTGTCTCCCTTTGCTTTGTTAACAATGCTACTTGTCACGGTGAATTTATTTCAACTGGACAAAATTGTTTTTTGGAAAACGGCCAAATTGACCCTAGCGACGGTTTACGCTTTGGTGGTAATACTGTTATTGCAGACCCAAGCGCTGACCCTAACAAGCCTTGGGATCCAAACGAACCCTCTACCATGCCTAATAAAGTTCAGAACGTTCTGAACCAAATGCCTAGAGACACCTCCAGCGGTGTTGACCAAGCCAAAGCTCTAAAAAGTGTTGCTCATATAGAGGGCATGGGTGTTATTGCACTTGATGAGCTTGTAAAGAAAAATTCTGAAATACTCGATGTAACCAAGGGCTTTTCTAGTCAGATTTCCTCTATGACTAGCGCCATTAATTCTATGAGTAATTGGTCACAACATATTGAGGCCAATACCCTAATCTCTTCACAGCAATCCCAATTAACCACTAATACTCTTGCCAACATTCTTAATAAATTAAATGAGTCTGGCGGCGGCTCTGGTGGCGGCTCTGGTCTTCCTGATTCGCAATTCAATTCTTTTATGACTTCCATGTCTACGACTCGTAGCATGATTAGTTCTAACGCTAATAACATCGTTAGCGCTGTTCGAGACGTTCGCGAGGCGGTTCGACCTGTTGAGTTTGGTATTAATGCCGTAAATGAAAAGCTTCAACTTGTTAACGAAAACCTAGCAGGTTTAAGTGAGGGCTTGTTTTATACCATGGAAGACAACACGAACAAGATTGTCTCTGCTATTAACGCCAATGGTGGCGGCTCTGGTGGTGGTGACACTGATTTATCTGGTCTCCAATCCGGTATTGATTCTATTAAGACGGGTATTGATAACTTAAATGGTCTCTTGGGTGGTAATGGCTTAGATAAGCCTTCTGTTGGTTCCGGTGTTGATTTTGCTCAGCTTCCTCTCTATGGTGATGACGCTTTAACTTCTCTAAATACTCAAATTACAGATTTACAGAAAGAATATTCAGATAAAATTAAGGAATTTAAAAAGCTCTTTTCATTTGATATTTCTAAGCTTGAAGGGGGTCAATATAAAGACCACTCCCTAAATTTTCAATTTGCTAATGGTTCTGCTAATTCTTTTACATCAGGTGTCTTTCCTGCTCTTGTCGATAATGCCGGATTAATTTCATCTGTTATTTTATTCTTGGCGGTTTTTGCAGGGATTAGAACGATTATGGGGGAGCGTGAATAATGCAATTTCTATTAGATTTACTCGGCGCAATTGCTAACTCTGGTGATACTGTTATTGAGTTTTTTAAATCTATTCCTGAATATTTCGGTCAGTTTGTTGTCTGGTGTAATGCGTGGTATGTCAAGTTAAAACTTACTTGGCTTATTTTCTCTTTGCAGCTTGCTTATGAAACTGCTGAATATCTTCTTAATGATATTGGCTTTAACGATATGCTTGCTAGCTTCTTTAATGCCCTCCCCGACGAGGTTCGTTATTACGCTTTTATTTTCAAAATACCTCAAGCTATTGGTATCTATTTTAATTCTCTTGCGACTGCCTTTGTTTGGAAATTAACGAGGTTTTAACTATGGCAATATTTATTAGAACAGGTGCAAATGGCTCTTATAAATCAGCTCACGTTGTTTACTTCACTATTTTTGAGGCTTTAAAGGCTGGCCGTGTTGTTGTAACCAACATTGAAGGTATGGAGCCTTTAGAGGTTATTGAGCAACGATTTGATATTAAATTTCCTTCTACTACTCGCCTTTTACGTATCTTTAGCCGTGATTTAAAAGGTAAAGAGCTTTGGCAATATTTCTTTTGTTGGTGTCCTATTGGTGCTCTTATTGTTATTGATGAATGTCAGGATATTTACTCTAAAAATATTGGCTTTCGTATGGAAAAAGTTTTCTATCGTCCTTTGTCTGATTTCCTTCCTTATTTGCCTCCTGACTTTGAGAATTTATTTAACTCTCGTCATACTCCTGTTGATATTACTAAGCTTTTACCGTCCGAAATTGATGATAGAGGCGTTGCCGAATATGACAGCGAAGGTCGGATAATTTATCCTCAGTCTTTCAATGAGGGCTTTATGCGCCATCGAAAATATAACTGGGATATTCACTTGCTTTCTCCTGACTGGGGTCAAATTGATACGGCAATTAGAGCCTGTGCTGAGGAGTGTTATTTTCACAAGGGGCGTGATGCTTATTTTTTCACTAAGCGTAAGCCCTATATCTATCGTCACCCGAAAAACGTGGCTACTTTGGTTATTCCCAAGGGTAAAGACCCTAACGTCTTTACTCAAAAAATACCTCTTGAGGCTCACTTGCTTTATAAGTCCACTTCAACGGGTAAAGCTACTCAGTCAGGCGCAATTAACATGCTTTTCAAAAATCCAACTATTTTGGGTTCTTTGATTCTTGGTGTGGGTTCAATAGGGTATTTTATTTATGCATTATCCGGTTTGGTTTTTGGTTCTTCTGAGACGGTTCAAGAATCGTCCGCGCAAACGTCTAGCGTTTCCGCTACTCAATCGTCCACTGACTTATCTCAAACGAGCACTAAAAATGCTCCTTCTTTACCTTCTAGTGGGGACGGCAATCAAGCTCCTAATGTTTCCGTTGCTCCAGCTAATCGCATCGACTCAATAAAGCAAATGCTTGGCCTTTATGATTTACAGACTCTTTATTACACGGGTCACGTAACGCGACAAACTGAAAACAGCTTTCAGTTCTTTGTCACACTGGAGGCCAAAACACCGGAGGGAACGTATTACCTAGACGATACATTTTTGAGGGCTAACGATATTGCTTATGTTCATTACGATGATTGTCTACTCAAGCTCACTAAAGAAAACATCACTATTAACGTGACTTGTAAGCCGATATTGCGCGAGGCGCAGCCTAACGCAAATCAACCGCAACAAGTTAAAATTGGCTCTATATTCTGAGGTAAACCTATGGAACAAATTGTTATTACTGTTGACCAGTTCGCTACCTTCATGGAAGCGGCCTTTTTTTCAAACCTTCTCGCTGTCTTTCTTGCGTTATTCTTGTATGACCTTTTGACTTTCTTTCTGGAGTCGTTCTTCACGCGCATGCGAGAAAGGATGAAAAAAATATCCACAGAAACTGTTGATAATTAATTTATATGTGGGCAGTGTGCGCACGACGACGGGACTCGGAGGAGGAGCAACACAGCCCATTATTTTAGCCCCGCAGGGAAAGCGCACTCCCCATAGTTAAACATTTCACCATTTTATATTGCGCGTAGCCGCCCGTAGGGCGCTACATAATTAAGCATTACAGATGCGCCCACTTCCCGACACTTAAAGAATGTTATGCAGTCGATTGCGCTCATAATGTTTATTTAGCCAAATACCGCCGCCCTGCTAAGCCGCTTTTAAAAACAAGTTTCATCAAACGCAGTTGGTACAAGCATTTTCTCACCGTACTATCAACAAACAGGGCGCTGCGAGCGTCGAGCAAGCCCCTGCTCTTTGTTTGTGTGACGCGAGTCACTCACCCCGTATAGTAATACGGGGTGAAAGTCTCACCCCGTTCCCTTTACTTTTAAAAATATGTCGCACGCTAGTGCGATAAAAAAGGGACTCATAGTCCCTTAATTCTTACCATTGCTCTTGCGTACTTTAGAAGTTTGGAGCGTGCCAAATCGTCGCTTGGTGCTTGAATCTGCATTACTGCTATTGCGAATAAAATTTGCTGAGGCGCTACCCTGTCACCTGTTGGTAGGATTAACCTCCCACCTTCCATTCGAAAGCCCCACCACTCATCACCGTAATAGAGTTCTTTTCTGCTGTGCCAACGCATTAACCTTTTACAGATTGGTGGTATCTTCTCCCCCTCGTCCCATCTTTTGACTTCGCTCACAGTTTTAAAACAAAGTTTTGCTGCTTCTTCTACGCTTAAACCACATACGAATTCACGAAAAACAAAGTTTTTTGTCATTTCTTTTCGATTCATTGTTAAAACTCCCAAAATCGGGAGTTTTATAACCAATTGAAATAACTGCAACTTTTACCATAACGACACATAATATGTACTGAGGTAACAATTCGTTAACCTGACTCATTGACACCGCTAGACCACCGCAAAGCATTGATATTGTTCTTAATCCTAGCCCGTTCTGCTTTTTTGCTATGCTTTCCCACAGCGCTTTAATGCGTGGGTTTTCGTTGCGGTCTGCGTGTAATCCTATTAGTGCAATTTCTGGGTCAATTCCTGCGTTTTCTGCAAGAAAAATTGCTTGTTCCTCAGATAGATAGCGCTTTCCTTTTCTAAATTCGCTTATTCTTTGCTTTGGTTGATTTAAATCCATAGCAATTTGTTTGTCTTGCACGTAGTTTTGAGCCTTTTTGTAGGCGTCTAACAGTTCAGACTGATACATATTTTACCCTCCGTTTTTTTCATTCTAGACCAAAGGTCACCATTTTTGGTGTCTTGCGGTCATCACATCTG